CCGCTGTCCAACGCCAATGGGTCAACTGGTTAAAACCATGTTGGACAGCGGTGTTAGATTAGGTGTTTCAAGTCGTGGGTCAGGAAACGTCGACGACAGAACAGGACATGTCAGTGATTTTGAAATCGTCACTGTAGATGTAGTTGCACAACCCAGTGCTCCAAATGCATATCCCACAGCAATCTATGAAGGCCTCATGAACATGAAGTACGGTCATAGATTATTGGAAGTGGCACGCGAAGCCGGCGCGGACAACAAGGTACAAAGATATTTGAAAAGTGAAGTAGTAAAACTGATCAAAGATCTTAAAATTAGGGAGGAATAAGCATGTTAGATGCTATTAAACCGTTACTAGATAGCGACTTGATCACCGAGGAAACTCGCCAGGAGATCAACGAAGCTTGGGAAGCCAAGCTGGTTGAAGCTCGTGAACAGGCTCGTGCAGAACTCCGCGAAGAGTTTGCACAACGTTATGAACATGACAAAACAGTGATGGTGGAAGCCCTAGATCGTATGGTAACAGAAGGTCTCACTACGCAAATTCAAGCCGTTGCTGCCGAAAAAGCACAATTGGTAGAAGATCGCGTTAAGTTCCAAGGCAAGATGAATGAAAGTGCTACAAAGTTCAACAACTTTATGGTTACTAAACTTGCTGAAGAAATTAGCGAACTGCGTAAAGATCGTAAGCAGCACAATGAAGGACTCCAGAAATTGGAAGGCTTTATTGTTCATGCATTGGCTCGCGAAATTCAAGAATTCGCAACTGACAAACGTGATGTTGTAGAAACAAAAGTTCGTCTAGTACGTGAAGCACGTGGCCAATTGGAAGCATTGAAAGCACGTTTCGTAACAGAATCTGCACAGAAAATGAGCCAATCTGTTAGCCGTCATCTAAAGGCTGAACTCAGTCAATTACAAGAAGACATTAAAGTTGCTCGCGAGAACAATTTTGGTCGTCGTATCTTTGAAGCATATGCAAGTGAATTTGGTGCTACTCATCTCAATGAGAAGGCAGAAGTACGTAAATTACACGATACCATTGCAAACAAAGATGCAAAATTGGCAGAAGCCATCAAACTTATTAGGAATGCAAAAGTTCTTAATGAGTCAAAAGAGCGTGAAATACGAATGATCAAAGAGTCTAATGAGCGTGAAAGCACATTGGCCGATTTGCTGGCTCCTCTTAACAAAGAGAAGCAAGATGTCATGCGTAATTTACTCGAAAGCGTCCAAACTCCACGTTTGAAAAACGCATTTGAAAAGTATCTACCGGCTGTTCTAACCGACCGCTCTGTAAAAGCCTCTAAAGTGATTACAGAATCCGTGTCAGCAGTCACCGGCGATAAATCTGCCCGTAGCCAAATTGAAGACGACAGTGCTGAATCTAGCAATGTTATCGACATCAAGCGTTTGGCAGGGTTAAATTAATTTAAAAGGAGACATTAAATGTCACAACAATTATTAGAAGGTCGCTGGGACGAGACCAAGGAAGCATTGCTCGAAGGTCTAAACGGTTCTAAGCGCACTAGTATGAACGTTATTCTTGAGAATACACGTAAGTACTTGAAAGAAAACGCAAGTGCTGGTTCCACAGCATCTGGCAACATCGCTACATTAAACCGTGTGATTCTACCAGTTATCCGTCGTGTAATGCCAACAGTTATTGCTAACGAGTTGGTAGGCGTTCAGCCAATGACAGGTCCAGTTGGTCAGATCCACACTCTACGTGTGCGTTACGCTGGTAACTTGACTGATAACTCAGCAGCCGCTACTAGTGTTACAGCTGGTCAAGAAGCATTGAGTCCATTCACTATTGCCACTGCATACTCTACAGTTGGCAAAGATACAACATCAACATCAACTTACACAGGCGCTAACACAGCAACGCTTGAAGGTAACGGCGGTAAGCAAATTTCCGTTCAAATCTTGAAGCAAGCAGTTGAAGCCAAGACACGTAAGTTGCAAGCACGTTGGACATTTGAATCTGCACAAGACGCACAAGCCATGCACGGTATTGACGTTGAAGCAGAAATCATGGCAGCTCTTGCACAAGAGATCACTGCTGAGATTGACCAAGAGATTCTCTTGAGTTTGAGCACATTGGCTGCTGTTGAGTACACATACAACCAAGCTACCGTTTCCGGTACTGCTACGTTTGTGGGTGACGAACACGCTGCTTTGGCAGTGTTGATCAACCGTACAGCTAACTTGATCGCCCAACGTACACGTCGTGGCGCAGGTAACTGGGCTGTTGTTTCGCCAGCCGCATTGACAGTGTTGCAAAGTGCAACTACTTCAGCGTTTGCTCGCACAACAGAAGGCACATTCGAAGCACCTACAAACACCAAGTTTGTTGGTACATTGAACGGTGCTATGCGTGTATTTGTTAACTCCTATGCTAGCGACACTGCTAACGTATTGGTTGGCTACAAAGGTACTAGTGAGGCAGATGCTGCCGCATTCTATTGCCCTTATATTCCGTTAATGAGTAGTGGTGTGGTTCTTGACCCATCAACATTCGAACCAGTCGTGTCATTTATGACTCGTTATGGCTTCGTAGAGTTGACAAACACTGCAAGTTCTTTCGGTAACGCCGCTGACTATGTTGGCGAGATTGCTGTTCAAAACTTGTCTTTCTCTTAATCAGAGAATCCACCCAGGGATGGGAAGGAAAAAAGCACTCTTCGGAGTGCTTTTTTATTGGGTATAAATATTGGTATGATCAACCAAATAAAATATTCAGGCCTATTTCCTGAGAAGCATGCAAGTCCAGTAGGAACAACCTTGGGATTACCACAACCCAGGCCTGCGTCTCCTGTTGTGCCTGTGCAAATGCAACCTGTTAAATCTTAAACAATTTCAAGTGTAACTTGATTCGTTCAACCACCGTGGCCCAGTCACCCATTTGAGGTTGACGGAACAATCTTGCAGTGGCATACCAAGGCGTGTCGTCTCTGTTCAGCAACCAGCGCCAGCAAGGTGCATAGTTGTTTAACATGATCCAAGTGGGTTTGCCCAATGCGGCAGCAAGATGTGCAGTGGCAGTGTCCACACTCACCACCACATCAAGGTTTGCAACCAATGCGGCAGTGTCAGCAAACGAGTTCACACCACCTGGAAAACAGCGTACTCCTGCTGAAACTAGTTCTTTTTCTTCCTCAGCAGTGCAGTCAGTTTGTAAATTATACCATTCGTAATCTACATGTGATCGAATCAAGCCCAGCATGGTCTCAAACGGCATGGCCTTGTGTTGATTGATCCAACTGTCGCGTCGGCCTGACCAGGCAAAGCCCACTCGTAGCCGATTTTTTACTCCCAGGTTCCTGCGCCAGTCCGCAACCAATGCAGGATCAGGATTTAAGTATTGAATCACAGTGGGCAAGTTGTCAACACGAACGTTTAACTTGCCGGGCAGGCTCATTATGGGAAGCCAGTAATCAAACGCATCACCCGGATTTTCGGCATAACCAATTACTCGCACTCCGCGGCCAATTTCACTGGATTGTATCAACGGAATTAATCCGTTGGTCACTTGCACTGTGACTGTGCCACCAATGTTTTTTAAGTTCTGTATGAACCGCACAAACTGAATAATATCGCCGTGGCCTTGTTCGCCACGAATAAAAATTGTTTTACCTGTTAAATCTTCACCGTTCCACACAGGCCACGGATAGTTGGGAATGGTACCTTTCAAATGTTCAAAATTGTGTCGTGCTTCATATGCAGGCCATCCACGCACATAGTCTCCACCCAGCAAGTAGGCCACTGACAAATTAAAATGGTGTGTGACATTGGCCGGATCCAACTGTATGGCACGTTGTAAAAACGGAACAGCGCCCACAGGATCGCCTATCTCTCTCAGCACATTGCCGTAGTTGTTGAACGCACCCGATGAGCCTCTGTCCGTGGCCATCGCTACAGCGTACTGTTGCAGGGCCTGTTCTGGTAGGTGTTGTTCTCTGTAGGTATTGCCCTGAGCAATAAGTTGTTCTGTGGTTTGCATGGCAATATTTACATGTTATTTTGACACTGCAAAAATATCAATCACTCATAAATACTTGTCAACGCAATACGGCGTTTTATGCGGAAGACTAAACCCTACCGCGTAGTGGCTAGAACCCACATCGGACTTCTTTAAGGAGAAAACAAAATGGGACGTCCTCTTAAAATTAAAAAAATTACCGAAGCTAGTTATAACTCTAGCACCGGTGCAAACCCTGGAGTTGATATTGGTTTCAATGCATTAACAAGTTTAACAGCACCGGTGTATCCAAGTAGTACTTGGACTGGCACAGAATATCTTGGTGTAGTTGGCGGTGTACAACCTACAACCGTTGCCAGCGCAGCTTATCCAATCGTCAAGTGCGAAGTAAACATTACCAACAGCTACAGTGGTCAAACACCTGGATTGATTATTCGCCAAAAAGGTTCACGCAAGTTTATGGTTGCAACAACCACAGCAATTGATCCAGCTGATGCCGTGGTTGGTGTGGCCTTGCGTATTGCTGTAGTTGGTGACACTGAATGGGCTAGTATGGGTGCTCCAGCCGGCTACGGCATTGGTACTATTTTTACTCCTACAGTAGCCTCTGCAGGCAGCACCACCGGCACAGCGCAAGAAGTTGGCACATGTGTGTTGCAAAATGATGTAACTCCTACAGCCGGCAACATGAGCATCAGTTATTTCAGCAACGACTCAACTGAAACAACAGTCAGCAAGTTGACCAACAAGTTCTTGCAGAACTTTGCCGGCGGTTGTGCAGGCGGCGGAGCCAACACCGGTGACGTTTGGAATCCAACTCTGGTTGTTGACAACGTAACATTGGTTGACAACTTCTTCAGTGACGAAGGCACAACGGCCAAGTCTGGTGCTGAAATTGACACCTGGGGCACAAACGGTTCAGAGCAATTGGCAACAGGTGCATTGGATCTAGCAATTGTAGAGAACTACACAAGCTAATTTTGTTGTAACTCACAAATCCCCACTAAGTACTGTGGGGATTTTTTATGACTATAGCATTTGTGTTGGGCAACGGAGTCAGCAGGTCCGGCCTGCCGTTGGAACACATCAAAACATTGGGAAAAGTATATGGCTGTAACGCTCTTTATCGAGAGTTTACACCAGACGTTCTTGTGGCAACAGATCGCCCAATTGCCCAGCTGATACAAGAAACAGGCTATTCTGCACGACATCGATTCTACACAAGAAAACCCATTCCCGGGCTGGGTGCTGTGGCTGTTCCCAAAGAGTATTACGGATTCAGTTCTGGTCCAAATGCAGTGGGCATTGCGGCAAAAGATCAACACGGCAGGATCTACCTGATAGGATTCGACATGGGTCCCAATGTACACAACCAGTTTAACAACATGTATGCTGGCACAGAGTTTTACAAACCCAATGATTCACGTCCAACTTTTACCGGAAACTGGGTAAAACAACTGACAACTGTGGCCAAAGACCACCCTGATACCGAATTTATTCGCATCTGCGGCAACACCACAGCACGATTACCAGAATTAGACCGGATTAAAAACTTAACTCACGAGGATTTGAGTACCTTTGTAATGCGGATAAATAATCAAAAGGATCTCTAAATGGCTACAGTAAAAAATACCAGCGGCAACTATACCATCACGGTAGCAGATGGTCTTGGACTGCTGACCATCAACGCTGACTTGGATGTGATTGGCAACATCACATACATTGATTCAAGTGAACTCAAAGTCACTGACCCATTCATTACGGTTGCAGCCAACAACAACGGTGCAATACAAAGTATGGGCTTGGTGGCTCAAAAAACAACCACAACTTTTGCAGGCTTGCGATTTAACACAGTGTCGGGCGATTGGGAAATCAGTGACAGTGTTGACGCCAATGGCGCACCAATATCTGCATATGTAACAATTGCTTCCGGCACTGTGGGCGGAACACCGGGTGCACCTGTTAACTCTGTACAATTTAACAATGCTGGCGTGTTTGGTGGTAATAGCAAATTTACATTTGATTCTGTAAATACCAAAGTGGGCATAACAGGACAATTGGTCTTGGGCAACATAGCGTCAACGCCCACAGCAACAGCAAACAGTGCCGCACTGTACAACAACACCGAAGGCGCTGGCGGTACTGGTGTGTACGTCAGAAGCACAACTGTTGACGACGAATTAATTAGCAAACGCAAGGCTCTTGCATACAGTCTTGTACTTTAAGGAATCAAAATGGCAATTACCAATACACGATTAACAACAACCACACCAACCACAGTATTTGAAGCAGTTGGACAACAGGCAATCACCACAATATATTTGTGCAACACAACAGGAACAGATGTTTCTGTCAATGTATTTGCAATCAACAGTGATGACAGTGTTGGAGCTGCTTTTGAAAATATGATTTACAATCAGATTTTACTCACTGCTGGCAGCGGCAACATAGGTGATACCTATGTTATATCAACAGAAAGACTTATACTAGACAACGGCGATCTCATTGATGTTGAAGCAAACATTGCTGATTGTGTCACTGTTACAGTGAGTTCGATCGCAGTGTAACATGGGAAATTGGGTCAAAAATCGACGACTAGAATCTGGCAGTACATCAGTGGTCATGCCAACTGGCAGCTCGGCCACTCGCCCGGACGCACCTGTGTTTGGTCAATTTAGATTTAACACCGATATAGGATTGATTGAATTCTACAACGGTGCTGTATGGTCTCCTCTGTCCGCTGGTGGATCCATTGCTTACACAGTTGATGATTTTATAGGCAACGGTGTTACCACAGTGTTCACCATGTCCGTACAGGAAGCAACAGCACAACAGATCATTGTGTTTATTGGCAGCGTGTATCAGATACCAGTGACAAATTACACAGTTAACGGTGGATTTGATATCACATTTACCAGTGCGCCGCCATTGGGTCTTCCAGTCAACGTGATTCATAGCACAACCTGAGTGTTGCATCAACTAAATACCCTATAAGGGAAAAAATCAATGGCTATTAGCAAAATTGCAGGACAGATGTTGAAGAACACTCTCGAAAGAGATGGTTCTAATCTGGCAATTTCTGACACAGTAGCCGACACCCCGGTCGTCTTTGTTGACGTTGTAAATTCCAGAGTTGGTGTTAACAACGCAACTCCTGTTCAAGCACTTGATATTGTCGGCAATGCGATAGCCAACAATCTTTTTTCGTCTAGTACTGTAAGCGCAGTTGGCAACATCACAGGCGGAAATGTCAACACCGCAGGTGTAATGAGTGCTACCGGCAACATCACTGCTAATTTCTTCATTGGCAACGGCAGTCAACTAACCGGCATAGACGCCACAAGCATACAGAATGGCAATAGCAATGTAAAAGTATATGCCAATGCAAATGTGGCCACAAGTGTGGGCGGCACGGCCAATGTGTTTGTGGTCACAGGCTCAGGTGCAGATGTCACAGGCACAGTGAGTGCCACAGGTAATATCACTGGTAACTTCTTCATTGGCAACGGTAGTCAATTAACCGGCATTGATGCCACATCAATTCAAAACGGCAACAGCAATGTAAAAGTCTACGCAAATTCTAATGTTGCTACAAGTGTAGCAGGCACTGCCAATGTGTTTGTAGTCACCAGCACTGGTGCAAACGTAGATGGCACGGTCAACGCCACTGGTAATCTTGTTGCCAATGGAGTAACGTTATCTGGCAACGCTATATCGGCAGCATCTGGAATATTGTCACTGGGCTCAAATGCCAATATCACAATCACAGGCGGCACTGCAAATTATGTATTAAGCACCAACGGTTCCGGCAATTTGACATGGTCATCGGCAGCTGACATTGGCGTAGTGGGCAATCTTATCCCAATGGGTACCAACACATTGGGCAACCTTGTTAGTAATGCTGTTACTTTAACCACCACTACCACAGTGACTGATGGTATCACACAGCTAAACACAGTGCTGGGAAAATTGGTACCACCATCTCCTGCTAATTTTCCGGGCGGACAAACACTGTCACTTTCTGGTTTGGCCACATACAGAATGGCCAATATCACACAGGTAGATAACACACCTGCTGCCAACAAAGCAGTGGCCGCTGGTGCCACTGTTACCACGATTCTGCGTGTTGCTACCTATGCTACCAACACTATCAGCACTGTTGGCCCTGGAGATACCGGTACAATCACTGCGGTTCGCAATGGTGCCAATGTGGGCAATGTGACCTTGAACGCCGGTGCGAGCCCCACAGCCAATGGCACCTACGGCGGCAACCTGGTGATCACCAATAACTTTGACTATCGCAACGCCAATGCAAACATTGCCGCAGGATTCTGGTATGTGTTCTCATCGTCTATGTCAGGAACCGCGGCACCAGCTGGTTGGAACGAAGTTTACATAGCAGATTCTGCCACAGGCAATACCAACACACCTGTTTGGTACTATGACAATTCTAGTCCTGCTACTCCCAGTTTCAGTGCTGGCACAATGACTCCGCCAGGGTCACCAACTTTATTGTATAGCAGTACTATTCCGCACTATACCAATGCCACACAATTTGCAATTTCTGCCAATGTGGCCAATGTCAGTGGCAACACATACCCAACATCAAACACCTTGGCGTCCGGTTCAGCCGCCGGAAGTTTTGCGGCACCTGCATCAGTTAACTACAGCGCCAGCAACATTGGCAGTAACGTTCTTGGATCGTTTGCAAGTGCATCATTCTCAACCACTGCAAACATAACCACAGGATTTGGCGGCAGTTCAACTGGTCCCAGCATCAGTGTCAACAACAGTTACTCAACTGGCACGTTGACATTGACCTCAGCTCTGGGCAATATTGCATTGTATAAATCAGGCTCTGCCACTGCCATCGACGAAGGCAATGTTATTGTCACTGGGGTTGGCACAGGGTCAGGCAATGCTGTTCGTATCATCAATCCTGGCTCCGGAAACACTCCTGCGTACACAGGCAGCGAAGCAAACTTTAACAGTCAAAGTTCAACACTGGAAACATACGATGCCACTGTGGTAGGCTCAGGGTCACAAGGTGTACTCAAACATGATCAAACCAATTATTCAACAGGATACTTGCCTGCAGGTCCTAACCTAAGTGCTGGCCGCACAGGAACACAGTACTTTACAATCAAATTTATACGAACCAATGTGTCAAAATTTGACATTACCTATGCTGGCAATGTGGCTGGTATATGGGTGGCATTGCCAGGATCAGTGATTGATTCCAGTTCTGGTGCCAATGGCTGGATTGCGATGACCACTGCCTATGCCGGCGCTGGTTATCCTGGTGTTAATAGTCCAGGTAACGGGTCAGATGGTTGCGCCCTGGGTGGTGTAGTTGTTCCCAACGTAAACACAGCAAGTACAAACAAAACTTGTACTTTTGGAACTGTTTCAAGTTCCAGCACAGCAACAAACGAAATCTATGTGAGAGTTGCTCTCACATCAGGTCAGTCAGTGACCGGCCTATCACTAAACGTAGCGAGTAACTAATGGCAGTCTCAGTCGCACAATACATTGACCTACTGTTTAAGAAACTGCAAGGTGTTGCAAAAACTGCCAACGCCACAACTAAAAGTGCGTCAAACGAAAGCATAGCATCACCAGCGTTCATACGTGGCGACATTGTATGGATGCAGTCTGACCAAATTACTTCCTCTGCTGGTGCAATCACTGGCATTGCTAATGCTCGTATAAACGCAAATTCTGTGCAGTGCGACCCGGACACCACTGTGCCACCCATAGGTGGCATACGTCCCACATGGCTGAGCAATGTTGAATACTGGATTCCGCAAGAGTTTGGAGCCACTTGGTTGCCAAAGGTATATGTAGGACCTGCCGCAGCCGCTAACATTCAAGCCACCGGCACACAGATATTCTCCACTGGTATTGGCGGAGTTGGCGAATATTTCTTTGATACACAAGCCGGCGTACTCAACTTCATTGGCGAAACAATTCCCACTGTGTTGACTGCAGGAAATGTGGTGTATATCTCAGGTTACGAATATGTTGGCGCTCTTGGAGTTACCAACAATCCTGGCAATGTAACAATTGGCAATTTGACTGTGGCCAATACCACAGTGTCCACAAACTTGGCCAATGGAAACATTACCCTAACTGCCACCGGCAACGGACTTGTGACCATATCTGGCACAGGCGGCATAACGATTCCATATGGTAACACCACACAGCGTCCAGATCCAGCTGTGGAAGGAACAATACGCTACAACAACGCCTTGAATCAGACAGAAATATACACTGGATCAGACTGGGAAAGTATCGGCGGTGCAATAGCAAATATTACCAATCAAACTATCACACCAGATGGATCAACTGCAACATACACCCTGGACCAGGCCGCTACCGCAACTGGAATTTTGGTCACAATTAACGGTATAAATCAAACACCCAACGTTGATTACACAGTGGCAACTGATCAAATTACATTCACCGATGTTCCGTTGACAACTGATATCATACAGATTCGATTTATTGCCACAGTTAGCACAGTAACTGCTTTGACAAACTCTGCAGGAACTGCAGAAGTAAACACCACAGCTGGCGGCAACATTGATTTTGATATAAATTCTACAACTGTGGCACAAGTGACCAGCACCAGTATATTGAATATCAGTGCTGGTCACAGTCTACAACTGCCTGCATACACAGTAGCACAGGCCAACGGACTAGGCAACGTTGCAACAGGACAGGTGATCTATGTTTCCAACGGTGCTGCTGGATCACCTTGTTTGGCAGTGTACACAGGCGGTGCCTGGAAACAAGTGACTATTGGCAGCACTATCACAACTTGATCTGCACTAAAATGTTGCAATTCTGCTAAATGTTTTTACCAGTTTGGTAAATAAAAACACAACAAACTCCCCGGTAACAAATTTATTTCACACTGTTTATTAAACTGAGCAGTGTTTATCGCCACGACTTTGGTAAATAACATATAAATTTAGATTGCTAACACGGGTGTTAGCGATTTTTGAAGTTAAAAACAAGGAATGTCATGGCTGTTACCAGAATTAAGAATAATCAAATTACAGATGCAACCATTGTTGCCAGTTCGAAACTAGTTGATTATTCGATCAGTGCCGCAAAAATCGCAAACAATCTGACCTACGGGTCAAATCTTACTGTCACAGGAAACTTGACTGTTCAAGGCAATACCACTGCAATTGACACCAACATTACCACCATTGAAGATCCGGTTATTTTACTGGCTTCCACACAGACTGGTTCTCCAGCAGTGGACATTGGTTTCATTGGTCAACGTGGTACTGCCAACAACATTGCTTTTGTCTGGGACGAAAGCGCACAGTCCTTTATAACAGCATTTACCAGCACCCCTGAGACAGAAACTACAATTGTAGTGTCAGCATATGCCAATCTTACCACATTAAATGCCAATGTAACTGCTGGATTAACTGTTGCTGGTCAAAGTAACATTGCCAACTTGACAGTGGCAGCCAACTCTATTGTGAGTTTTGGTAATGTGGTGATCAGCAACGTTGCTGATCCGGTTGCCAACACCGATGCTGCCACCAAAGCGTATGTTTTAAGCACATTGGGCAACTCATCTTTTGCCATCTCTGACGGCACAACTACAGAAGCAGTCAACGGTGGCGACACAATTGACTTTGACGGAACAACTGATCAAATCACTGTTGCAGTGGCATCAGTTACTGGCAACGTAAGTAGTGTCACCGTGGCATTGGCCAACAATGTTTCAGTGGTTGCCAACGTAACAGTTGGCAACATCTTAACAGTCACTGGAACAGTCAACAGCAACTTGGTTCCAACTACAACTGCAACTTATAACCTGGGTGCTGCTGGTGCATTGTGGAAAGATTTATATTTGTCTGGCAACAGTATCTACATTGGTACACAGACTATCACGTCAAATGCAGAAGGCATTACACTTTCAAATACGGTTGTTGCTGGCAATGTTGCCACGTCAGGCACAGTAAGTGCCACCGGAACAGGTACATTTGGCAATGTTGCTACAGGTGGTACTGTGAGTTCTACTGGCACAATCACAGGTGGTAATGTATTAACCAGCGGAGAAGTAAGTGCCACAGGTAACGGCACATTTGGTAATATCAGCACAGGCGGATCATTCAGTGTTACTGGCAATGTCACAGGCGGAAACTTGCTGACAGGTGGCCAAGTAAGTGCCACTGGCACAGGTACATTTGGCAACGTTGCTACTGGTGGTACTGTGAGTGCTACTGGTACTGCCACTGTAGGCAACTTGGCCACAGGTGGAACAATAAGTGCAACTGGCATGGCCACCCTGGGCAACGTTGAGACGGGTGGAACAATCAGCGGCGCTGGCAACATCACTGGTGGTAATATATTGACTGGCGGCATTTCAAGTGCAACAGGAAATGTGTTTGGTGGCAATGTGTTAACAGGTGGATTGATCAGTGCAACTGGCAACATCACTGGTGCTGGCCTAGGTACATTTGGCAATGTCAATGTAAATGGGTTTGTTTCTGCTACCGGTAATGTCATTGGTGACTTTATAATTGCTAATGCTGGATTTGAAGCACCTTCGGTAACTATCACTTCTACATCTGCCAACAGTGGCATTAGTTTGGTCACAAATGGAACAGGCAACATCAATGTCAACACCAGTTTCATCAACGGTGTTAAAGATCCAGTCCAGGCACAGGATGCCGCAACCAAGAGTTATGTTGATGCAGTGGCACAGGGTCTTGACCTTAAAGCATCTGTACACGTAGGCACATATGCTACACTGCCTGCTTATGTATACAACAACGGCACCAGCGGTGTTGGTGCAACACTGACAGGTAATGTTGCAGGCAACTTGACCATTGATGGTGAAATAGTTGCATCTGGTCAGCGAGTACTGGTCAAGAACGAAACAGGCGCATTTGTTAACAATTCAACAGCATCGGCTGCATTCAATGGTATCTACGTTGTAACCACAGCAGGTGCTCCGGGTACAGCATACGTGTTGACACGTGCTGTGGACTTTGACATTCCAAATGAAATGTACGGTGCGTTCACATTTGTTGAAACTGGCAATGTACTGGCTGATACAGGTTGGGTATGTACCAACAACAGTGCAAGCCCAATCATAGTTGGCACAACAGAAATTATATGGGCACAGTTCTCAGGAGCAGGACAGTACACAGCAGGCAATGCGCTGTCATTGAGTGGCACACAGTTCAACGTCAACACTGATGGTTCTGCCAATGCCACAATTGGCATTAACGGCAGTAACCAGTTGATCATTCCAGCCAGTGCTGTGCTGACAACACCAAATATTGGTGCGGCAACTGGCACAAGTTTAACTGCCACAGGCAACGTAGACGCTGGTAATGTCCTAACCGGCGGCATTGTAAGTTCAACCGGAACAGGTACATTTGGTAATGTCAACACAGGTGGACTTGTAAGTGCCACTGGAAACTTAACTGCTGGCAACATCACATCCAATGGTAATTTTGACACAGTAAGCATCAGTGCTACTGGCAATATCAAAGGTGGCAATTTAGAAACAGGTGGCACTGTAAGTTCTACAGGAACTGCCACACTGGGTAATGTCAACACAGGTGGATTGATCAGTGCCACAGGCAATATCACAGGTGGCAATATCTTAACCAGTGGTGCAGGTGGTGACATTTCTGGCACCGGCAATATCACCGGCGGCAACTTGATCACCGGCGGAATAATCAGTAGTACAGGCACTGCTACCTTGGGCAATGTTGCCACAGGTGGTACTGTAAGCACCGTAGGCAACATCACTGCAGGCGCTGGTAGTTTCTTCATTGGCAACGGTTCACAACTGACTGGTGTTAGTGCTGATTCTGCAATAGCGTTGATCAACGGTAACACCAATATCACAACTGCCACAAACGGCAACGCCAATGTCACAATTGGTGGCACAAGTAATGTAGTGGTGTTTACCACAGGTGGCATAGACGTAACTGGCACTGTGAGTGCAAACGGCACAGTAACAGGTGGCAATTTGGCCACAGGCGGCACAGTAAGTTCAACAGGCAATGCCACAGCAGGCAATGTAAGTGCTGTTGGTAACGTAACCGGTCAAACATTTATTGGTAATATAGAAGCCACTACTGTAAGTGCTACTGGTAACGTAACCGGTCAAACATTTATTGGTAATATAGAAGCCACCACAGTAAGTGCTAC